GCGGTTAATACGTTTAATATTAAACACCATGCGTGTTAATTTTGTTTGTTTCTGCAAGCAGATGCTCAATATATAAAAGTGCGCACTTAATTTGTAAATTAAGCGATCACTGGAATAAGTTCAGCATCCCATGTGGGTGCAGCAACAATAGAGAAGTTAGCCTTTTCAGCTAGTCCGAATCTTGTATCATCACTAATCTTCTGAAATAATTGGGAGTGCACTTGCACCGTCTGTCTATTTGGTTCATTGTGCAAAATGGGTGCATACCATCCCCAGACAAGCAATCCATGAGATTGCATTGTTCCAGCAGGATTATGCAAAGCATACTTGTTAACTGGCAAATAGGAGCAATCCACTTCAAACACAGCTGTTGTTCCTTCTTTATAAGTCAAAGGATTAATAGGTTGTATATGATATGGCGTTGATGGTGATGAAATTGCATCCGACCAATCACTCAAATAATATTGATTCAAAGTTCTAACAATTGCAGGACCATATTGCGATGCAACAGCATTGATCTGTGGGCCGTTGATATAAAGACAAAATGGTACCCAATCGTAAATAGTTGATGATACTTCTTCTCTATTTCGTCCTAGAGTTGTTTCGATCCTAATTGTATAACCTCCTCTTACAGCGTTAAATAAATCTGCTAATGGAAGTTCCTTGTAAAAAGGTTTATACATCTCTGCTTCACCATCAGTCCAAGGACCTTCAGCCGCATAATCACTCACCGTTTGCATAGGGTTAATGATATTAGCAATTAGTTTTCTTTGTCCAATATCAAATACTTGCCTGTAATTTGATCTTTTTGTATACCTCTTCATAGCCACCTTAACTGATGGTACAACATCCATGATATCGTTTGGAGTTCGCTCGCTCTTTGACGACAACATTATTGAATGTGGAAAGCCAGTCGCAGCCATATAAGATGCATACTCAAAATCATCACTAGTTGACATAGTGACGTGGCAAGATACCGATGTTGGTGATCCCGTCGGTGATATCAATGGTGTCATAGTGTATAGAGCTAGTTTTCCCAATACATACTTTTGAAAGGTGTCAAGTGTGAAATCTTGTCCCATACGGATTGGGCAATGAAGCCAAGCCGTTTCAGCATTATACGGTATTTCTATCTCCACCTCACGTTGATCACCACCAATATCAAGAACGACACCATGTGATGTAGAAAAGTCTGCAAGAACAGTAGGTTCCGTATCTTTATAAAACATAGCAGCATACAATTTAATGGATTGGAAGCGATTCATATAAAATCTAAATTTAAACTTCAAACCTCCTCTCCAATATTTCATATATGATGTTAGTTTATCTAAAGGCGTAACTACTTGATTTGCAGTCGTCCTCCATACAACAGTTGGTGTCACATATGTTGCAAACAATGTAGAATTAACAGCAGATGATGTTGTAACATCAAAAGAAGTATGAAAATGATCTTTCTGTGTAATTGATTTAATGGACATCTCATCCATCGTAGTTCCATAAGTGTGTTTATCAGACACTCTCTGGGCACCAGATATCAGAGTTGTTCTCTCTATTGCGTGTGGATTATTTGCATTATTCATCGAATTGTATTTAACTATAAATGGTGTTGGATTAGTTGGAATTGGAACATCATCCATCATAGATGGATTGATATCAACGGTATCACCTGTCAAATTCACAGGTAAAGTGGAATCCATGATATCACGCATTGTATTATTTATGGTTGTAACATTAATTAATCCTTGAGTTGTTCTAGCCACTGTAGGTGCTGTAATTGGTCGCAAAAATCTAAAGACTGGATTCTCTACAAAAGCAGAAATTGTAATTGTAACGGATGTTTGGCCCGCCAAAGGCACAATTGGAGAAAAACGAACGGAATGAGCTGATAAAAATGGATCTATGGCATTTCTTAAATATCTAAATGGTACAATTAAGTCAATCGTATTAGAATTATCTGAATAATCTAAAATAGCGTGGTGTCTGTAATAAGCATTTTGAAGTGAGGATGTAGCTGATGTATACGATCCAACACCGGTACCACCATACGTAACAATAGCAGCAAGTGCTCCTGATGCTAATGGTGTACCTTGTACTGACACCAATAAATGAAAATCACCTCTAAAAGATTTAAAAGTGTTTCCAATATTTTGAAGTACGTGATTGGCTGCGAAATAATCTGATGGTAAATTAAGAGTAAAAATATTTTGTCCTACAGTATTAGCTGAAGTAACTTGAAAGGATTTTATATAAAATGGTTTCTTCAATGTATTGACATATGAATAATCGACTTCATAAATATCTCTCTCATCCTTATCATGAGGAATATTTTCAACCGTCAAATTATTTTGTGCCGTATATGCAGAACCCATTTGCTGAACCACCGGTTCGAGTAAAGTGCTCTTATATAAGCTATTATCTGTAGTGAAATTTGTGGTAACTTGTGATTGCTCATTTTTAATGTTGATACTTTTTACAGCATCTAAAATTTTCTGTGTTTCGTCTGTGTTCATAATTATTTTGTTTAGCAATTTGTTTTAGTGGTGCAAAACACTACCTTTATGTGTCAATAGTACACTGAGGTTGGTCTCAAATAAATAATTAAATTAAAATAGTACTAAACTTCCTTAGCCGTAAAATCGAAAACAAGTTCTCCATTATGTCTATATTCGATGTCTAGCGAAATATAATCTATCAACTTAAAGTGCATATGTAATTGTTTTTGTTTTTCTACAATATTATCTCTTATCTTATTAAAGTATTGTTCTCCCCAAAAATATGCGTACCTTAAAGCTGTGTTACAAATCATCTTTGTACTAATAATCTCTCGATCTCTTTGCCAAGACACCATTTCCTGTATAACTAATTTATCCAAACCCGCACGATAGGTTCCAGATATCTTATCATACACAAAATATGATTTCAAATAGTAACAATCATGCAATGGTCTATGCAATGGTAGGTCACCATCTTTCTGAGAAGATGTGTAACCGATATTATGTGACATCATGTAATCTCTAAGCACGTGACCATTCCAATAAGACTCAATGATTTTGTTAAATCCAACGATATGATCATCACCATGCGCAAAAATCTTAAGATTATTATTGATAAAATATGGTGTATGGTATGCCTCGGGTAAAACGCTCAATAATGACATAACTACATACATTCTATTAACAAAACTGTTAAAAGATGTAGTAATACGTGATCCAGATGGATTACCTTGCAGCTTAACATAAACCTTATCTAACACAAATATTGGTGCAAAACAACAACCAGTAACTAATAAATCTCTTTTCTGCATATGTTCATCTCTATAAAAACTATTAACCAACTTTGCATACAATCTAAAAAATTCTGGTCTAATCGTACCGTCGAAAGCCTTATAATCCCCATCTATGGTAAAATCGTATTTCTTCAACATCGTATAAAGTTGCTGCCACTTAGAACTATAAATGTTTACTCCAACAGTCGTACCAATATCAAGAGCATGTTTCGTCTCTTTATCAATAAAACTGTCGAAATATTTTCTCATTAATATAGTATATTCAACGGGAAAATTCATAAAAGTTCTAGTTTTGCCAATTTTTATCTTTTCCAAAGAAACACGCTCATCCTTCAATGTTGTTGTCAAAGTGTATGGAAACATAATATTATTATTCATTAAGTTCTCACACTTATTCAATTTGTCCTGGAGTTCTTGTTTTATCTTAAGTACGCCATTATTATTATCAATTAGATCCTTCTTGCTCTTTTGATTGACATTCCATGGATAACCAGCTGAAGTACTAATATCAAGTTTCTCCAAATAATCGTTTCCTATAGCATTAATACTATTATTGTGATCTGTTACTTTAAGTTCATAAGCATTTATGGGATCATACATATCTTTTACTATATTATACGCCATATTTAATGCATCCTCACTAAAAGGCACAACATTCACACCATATTTAGAAACTGATTTTAATATTGGAGAAACAGGCTCTTCCAAACGCTGATCACTCGGACTCAAAACTGAGGGACCAGTTAATACTGGTTGTAACACCTCATAAAACGGACTCTTAACAATATCTGTTTTATTGTTTTGAAATGGTGCCCTTTTAGCTTTACCTAAGAAGTAGAAACCTTCTTCTAAATCGCTAACAGCATCAAAATACTCATCTTGATCAAGCTCAATATCAGTAGTAAAACCTTGTGTTGTTTTCGTAAAATAATCGACCATTTTATCGTAAGCTTGTGTAGTTATAACTTCCGAGTTTCCACTGAAGGAATCTCCAGCAACATGCATACCCGCAACCTTTACTCCCATTTGAGTCTGAATCAATAAAATTGATCCACAATCACCTTTCATAAACCTGTGGTTGTATTGCCATATATTTCTTCCTTCGTATATCAATCCTGCATCGTCCTTATACATAGCATCCGTTATATAACCACGCAACTCAATAACCGTCGAGGTAACACCATCCTTGTTCATTGTTGGATTAACAAGAATAATATCCTCACCAGCTTCTCTAATTTCGTAGCTTCGATCTATTAAAATACTCTTAGTCGCTCTAAATTGTGGCATAGTACCTAGAATATTAAGACAAGCATAATCGCTATCTTCATCTAAGTACAACATACCATCTTTATAAACAATATCATGACTATGAACTCCACGTTCCACTGTAATACTATCCCCTTCGCTTACTATCATATTTCCACGACGCCACAAATGTTTTGGTGTTACAACAAGAGAACCTCCAATGGCCCAACCCCACATCGTCTGGGATAAAGCGAAGTCATTATTATTTAATCGTACAGTTATTCGTACAAAATTATTATTTATCTTGTTTATGACATCCATATTGTTTTGAGATATACCCATCGTTGTTTTGATTATGGGTTTCATCACTTGCTTTATTTTAGTTGTCCCGGAATCACCCGATAAACTCTGCGTGAATTTTGATGAAAAATATGGAACTAAACCTTTATATAACAAATAGACAGCAGATATTGAGCCAGAAATCAACGGTAATAAATATTTAAAATTTATACCAAAAAACTCTTTATCGAATAAATGCGTTATATTATATGAAACTTTATCCATTAATTTATCAAAATAATTCTCAGCGGCAACTAAATGCTCTGCTACAGACATTAAAGCACTATATTTCTTTTGCTCAACATGAGTTAAATCATAGGATTTACTAAAATCACAAAATTTACAATATGATGCGGTAATATCAAGCACGGCATCTAAGTATGCGTTATCTCCCTGGTAAAGTCGTTTATGTGCACCATCATTAGACAATCTTCTAAAATTACACCAATTGTAATTCCAATCTTCTGTAACAACTGATTGTGGTTTAAACGTCATATCTAAAACAAAATCTCGTCTCCTGTTAAAGGCTTTACAATTAGTTAATGTAGCAGATTGTGCTAATGAATGCATATTAGATGTTACTATTATTATTTGTGATGTAAAACGAACTTCACCTTTTATCCCGGTCTCTATATTATCTACCGATGACACTTCCAAAGGACAATCAACTGTATCCGTAAATCTTATAAGCCATTGTTCCTCGTTCTCAAGAGCGAATTGTAAATAATCATTTAACACGAAAATTGGTTGATTATTATAACCATCAAAATATTTATTAGAAGTGTTATGTGAAAATATGTATTTTGCTAAATCCTCATCATTATACTCACCATCAATCATCATCTTCTTAAGAAGTTCACGGGCAAGTCCGTATACCATGGCGCTTTTTCCAACACCAGGGTCACCGCTAACCCATATAACATAAGGCATCTTACGATTACCTTTTGCTAATCCTCTTCTAACAACTTGATCATAAGTATCATCAATAAACGTTATAATCTCGGGAATCATTAAATGAACGTGATTTTCTACTTCAGTTTTAAGAAACTTAAGAAAGTAGTCTCGAGCATTAATAAACTGAGCTAAATTATGAGAATTATATAAAATATCATTTAAACCCAAACTCTTCAATCGATGAATAACAGTAACGTTACTCTTGAAGACATTATCGGTGGTCAATCTTATATACAAAGCAAATGCTGGAACATGAATGCACATAATCTTTTGCATAATATCTGGTAAAAATGAAATAATAGTAACAAAAACAGACTCAACTGTCTTAACTGTTAACAAAGTAGATCCCAAAGATTTAATGGAACTTAACACTGATTTTGCATCAATGCCAGATGTGGCGGTTCCCAAACCCAAAGCTATTAAAATTGAAATAATATTTTGTGCAAGTGTTACTGGTTCAAATACTTGTGTCTCCCTGCTAGTTGAATGGACTAGGGATTGTCTCAATGTGTTCATAATGAACGACATAGTATATGATTTAAGGAAACCAGCACCAATAACCAAAGTTAATTCGAAAAGGGCTTGTTTTGCATCTACTTTTCCTATATAGAATCTATAAGCAACGCTTAAAATACCAATAATCTCTAGTAGATAATCTTTTATGGTGTTTGTAATTTGTGGTGTAGGTTTAAATTCTTTCACAGTATGATATATATTCTTTCCGGATTTATACATTAAATAATAAGTGAAAGCATTTGCGAGCGATGTTAATGTCTCGCAACCGTAAGTTAAAAGAACACCTAAACCTTGAGTTGTTCTCATTCTAGGAATCATAGTTAATCTTCTATCGGTGTGAATCGTTCCACGATCGGTATAAAGACCAGAGCTCAAATAAAAATTAGTTCCATAACTATCATGTTTAAATGTTGGTCTAATCACATAATTAAAGAGGTGTGAAATATCAAATTTCGATACTCTCTTAATTATGTAATTATCTGCACGACGAGATGGATTATTCGGGTCAATAAGCTTAATTTCAAACTTAATTCCATTAGCGAGTGTTATAAAAGTTGTCCTCTCATCGGTATAAACATGCAATTGTTTATACCTGTGTCCGTTTGGAGTTTTCATATTGATTTCGGGTCCTAACATCCTTGCGTCAAATCGCATATCGATCTGATCGTAAAGTGGTCGGAAGTCTGAATTGTAGGAAATTACGCCTGTTTTTAGGTCTTTGGTGCTTGTGTGGGTTTGATTCATGGTTGAAGTAGGCAGCCCTGCCAATGGGTATATTTTAAATTGTTTCACCAAAGGGTCAGTACTACTGCATATCTAAGGTGCGTCTATTTACTCTGACCCGACGACGACTTGGGTATAATTCGTTACTCCTTCTAACGACTGACATCATTCTCTGGATATTCAT